TGCTGGTAGGGATGAGGCATTCTCTTTAGTTACAAATAAGAGAGAAGGCATCGCCCAATCGCTGCTGCGCGGCGATTACGACTTTTGTGAGAAGATCCTGTTTCAGCAGAATCCAAACACCCCTTTGGCCACACCAACTTCTGTTCCCACTTCTATAATGGGGCAGACGGTGTATGCACCGGGCAGTGCCCACCCTCATGCCGCAGTTTTTCATGACGGCAGAGTAGGATCCACAGGAAATGTGGAAGTGCTTGGTCAGTGCCCGTTGCGGGCAACTGCGAAAAGTGAAATTAAACCTTCATTATTGAAGGACGCAGTAAATGAGTGTTTTGGAGTCCAAACGGAATATGGACCACCCAAATTTAAGCCCGAATGGGCCCAATTCAATCGGGCCATTGAGGCTATCGAATTGGGAGCGGATGACGTTGATCCGCACGTGCTAAGATTAGCAGTGGAAGATTATATCGCTCCACTAGAAAAGCAGGCGGAAAAATGGAAATTAAAACACCCCGATTGGTGTAAACCACTTAGTGTGGATGAATCAATCAACGGTGTCTACGAACGCCCCCATATTAAGCCCATCGAAATGAAAACCTCGATTGGGCTCCCCAAATTGGGACGTAAGGACAGTGTGTTCATACCTGTTCCCCACGAGGACAAAACTCGGCCAAAACAATGGGAGATGCCTCCCGACGTGCAGGTTGAGTATGACAGGATAATGTCGCATTACTCTAAAGGTGAGCGTGCAAATGTATTTGCGCATGCTTGCTTTAAGGATGAGGCTGTGAAGCTAACGAAAGATAAAGTACGCTTAATCTACGTGCAGCAGGCAGCGTTCACTATAGTGTTGCGTCAATTTTACTTGCCAGTTCTTGAATTCTTGTTACATCACCCTAAAACGGCGGAGTGCGCAGTTGGAATTAACTGCGCCGGCCCTGATTGGGATGATTTAATGACGTACCTTGAGCGATTCGCGAAGGACGGCTTGGGTTTCGGATTGGATTACGAAAATTACGATTTGAAACGAGCTGTCAACGTGACCAACGCTTCCATGACTATTATGATTCGATTGGCTCGAATTTTAGGGTATGATCCACAATCTTTATCGATTATGGAGGCATTACTCGCAGATTTGACCAATCCCAACATATCGTGGAATGGAACTATGGTGCGTGTGTGGATGTGGATATCAGGCAATTCATTGACTGTACACGGAAACAGCATGGATAATTCTTTACTCGTCCGTTGCTGTTATTTCACAGAGTTGATGAAACACAATATCACACTCCCTGGGAATTTTAGGGACAATGTCGCTTTGGGAACTTATGGTGATGATCTGAAGAGTTCAGTGCATGAACGTGCACGTCGAGTTATCTCTTTTACTATTTATAGAGATTATCTCGCCACAATTGGAATGAAAATCACCACTCCCAACAAGGAAGAAACTGAACTAGGTTTCTGGCCTTTGGATGATCTCGACTTTTTGAAAAGAAAGAGTGTTTTCATCCCTGAGCTAGGATGCAGAGTAGGAGCAATCGATGAAGCATCGATATTTCGCCAACTGCAATACTGCTCATGCCCCGATGAACCTGGGGCTAGACAAGACGACGCTGTCGCATCGATTGGAGATGCGATTAGAGAGTGGTTCCTGCACGGGCGCGAGATTTATGAATCGCGCCGCGAAACACTTAAACAGGTGTGCGAAATGGCCCGAGTTTATGATAAGAATCTTGAGAGAGATTTTGATGAACTTGTCCAACAATGGAAGGAGAACAACCTTCCTGCCAATTTTTAAATGGGCTGATGATCTTGGCCTCCTACGGGAAAGCAAAGATTCAGTAATGTATTGGTTACCATGTATAATAACTTTGTATATTTTCATATTTGCATAGGCTTTCATTTCTGTATATAAATTTACAACCGCACACACTCTGCGGAGAGTAGTGTGACGTCTAAATAATACCGCAATCCAAATTATCAATTTAATAAGAAGCCGATGGACTTCGGAAATCCATCACCAACGGAACATGTTGAGCAAACAGTTACTTTTAATGATGCTTCAGCAGCGTTCCAAGATTCTAGAGGAACAGTTATGGACTCCTTTCGTTCTGATGATATGATTCAGGACGTTAGATTATCTGACTGGTTCTCTCGCCCGATCAAAATTTACAATGCAGATTGGGCAGTCGGATCGCAGTTTACTGCGCATTTTGACCCTTGGACATTGTTTTGGGAAGATTCAGAAAATCTCAAACGTGTTTCCAATTATCGAATGTTACAGTGCACACTAAAAGTTAAAGTTGTTATTAACGGCAACGCTTTCTATTATGGGCGCGCTATGATGTTCTATGATCCCTTACATACTAGGAACGATTTTAGGTATGAGCGGGATTTGGTCGCGCAGGATTTTGTAGTGGCCAGTCAAAAGCCACATGTCTTTATAAATCCGACATTATCTCAAGGTGGAACCCTTGAGCTTCCGTTCTTTTATCCACGAAATGCATTAGATATCGTGGAGAAGGAATGGACTGAAATGGGAAAGATAACCATTGCATCTAAGCAAGCATTAAAGCATGCAAATGGATCAACGAATCCTATAACCATATCCGTGTTCGCTTGGGCAGAGAATGTGAAGATTTCCATTCCTACCCATCATACGCCATCACCCTCCGAAATGTTGTCACCAAATGATAAGCTTCGCGCTAGGTTTATGGCAGAGTCAGATGAATACGCAAGTGGCCCCATTTCCAAACCAGCCATGACTGTGGCAAGAGTCGCCGGATCATTAAGTGAAATTCCCTTCATTGGGAAATTCGCCCGTGCGACTGAGGTTGGTGCTAAGGTGTTGAGCAGAGTTTCTTCTTTGTTCGGCTTCTCTGCGCCTACTATAATCGATAAAGATGTCACAGTTTTATGTGCGAAAAATAATTACGCGAACACTAACTGTCCAAGCGATAACGCAAAGCTTAGTGTGGACATTAAGCAAGAAGTGTCGATAGATCCTACAATTTTGGGTCTGCCTCCACAAGATGAAATGACCATACAGAGTATTGCGTGCAGAGAATCGTTGGTGTTTTCCTTTCCATGGCGTACAGATTATATCGAGGAGCAACTAATATATAACACATATGTTGATCCTTGTATCACACGCACATATGGTGACGAGATTCACATGTCCGCCACTTGTGTAGCTGCACTGCCATTTAGATATTGGCGAGGGACCCTACGTTTTAGGTTCCAAGTCGTATCTTCAGAACACCACAAAGGGCGACTCAAAATGGTTTATGATCCATATGCTGGCGCAGGTTCTTCTCCTTACAATACAGTTTATACCCATATCCACGATATTGCTGAATCGAAAGATTTCACGATTGACGTGGGGTGGGGACAAACTGATATGTTCGTTGAACATTTGCCGCCGTCTTCATTTACCACTGATGCAGCGTCTATGAGTGCAACAGCAGCTTTACCTCACATCACAACATCAAATGGTGTGTTGAGCGTATATGTTTTAAATAAGTTGACTGTACCCAATAGTACGTTATCAGATTCGCATATTGCGGTGAACGTTTTCGTGTCAGCGTTGGATGATTTTCAAGTTGCCCAACCAAGTGATGACATAGTGAAATTTCGTACATCGCCAATGTCACTAGCTGCAAAGTTTCAACCGGAAGCTGGGCACATGGACGATGCCACAGAAGAAGGTATTGTAACTGATCCAACGACATTAACAACTTTCGCTTCTCCCGCAGGGGATTCGCCCAAGATAGATTTATTGTTCTTCGGTGAAACCATTGCTTCTTTTCGGCAGTTGTTCAAACGTTTTGCCTTTTCCGAGTTGATTTACGGAGAGGCCGATGTTGGATCGTGGCTGTTGCGCATAACGCGCACTGCGTTCCCAATGTTCGGTGGATATTGGCCTGATGAAGGCGGAACTTCGCAGATCGATGTTGGAACAGTGCTTCCCTACACTTATTCCGCCACTAACTTGTTTACATTCTTAGGACCATGTTACGGTGGATGGCGAGGATCGATAAGGTGGAGCGTAGATACAACTTCTGTGGAAACTGACTATGGAAATCAGAGGTCGTGCCATCATGTTGCCCGCTCGGATGAAGGTGTCAATAGCGCCAGTTCTCTGAGCTTACCTACAGGACTCATTGCTACTATTTCTTACTTAAACTTAGTGTATCAGTTGAATTCCTTTAGCGGCATGACTAGATGGACTGAATTGGTCAATCCGATCCATACATTCGAAGTTCCGTTTTACACGAACCTTCGTTTCCTATCACCAAGGAAACACACTGTCCACGCAATTACAGGAACGCCTGGAGTGCCATCATTTACATATGTGATGGAGCACCCCGGCGGAAATATGCGCGTGCCGCTGCACGTCGGTGCAGGTGAAGATTTTCAACTTTATTTCTGGCTAGGGCCCCCTCGTTATTATTACGAGGATGCTCTCCCAGATTTGTAGTTACGGGCTGGTATCCCATGGAAAACTACTCGAGGTGGGCGCTCGGAAAAGATAACTGCCTGGAAACAAACGCGAGATCCTTTCGGGGGCTGTGAGAGCGATTGATGCTGTTATGATGGCATCAATTGTTGTAACATCCCCAAGACGATGACCGAAACCTAGTGTCATAGGTGGAGGACACTGAGCCTTAAGGATCGTTGGTTGAGAATAGTGGGACGCATGAGCCGTAATTCTATTGTATGCCACGCCTCCGGATTGACGCCCGGATTTCCGACACAAATTAGTCTGATTGGCAAAGGAGCCAGGGGGTAAACAGCACTGAAAGCGTGCTGACTCAGGAGTTATGACCTGGGCCCTAAGAAACGAAGAAGAACGAATGGAGTAGCCCCATTCACGGTTGATCCTTTAAAGGGGATCCCGTCTAGCGCAGCTGTATGTTATTTTGTAGTACATATTTTTAATTTCCAGCTTCGCTGGGGAAGATTTTAAATGTGCTGCAATTTCATATGGTTACGCCAGGGACCAATGTACTACTTGTGCGTGTGAAGGTTAGGAATAATCCTCGGATTCACGTTCAAGTTC